ATAATATTTCTGTGGCAGCGGCTAACAGCCTAGTAGTATACGACAATTCTATGAATGTTACGCTACAAGAAGATGAAAGTTTTGTTATGCAGGCTTCAGCGGCAAATGACCTCTCGGTAGAAATTAACTATAGTGTGATCGGCTAATGAAGTTAATTGGCGGAAATATTTCAGACTCACCTGTAAAGAACGTACACGACGGCAGTGCCTTTTTTGTTGGCGGCGGCGGTCTGCCCGATCACAGCAAAACTGTAGTCATGTACACGATGAATTATTTTATGCTCCAAGACGACGCAGGTTCCGATAAGACTCTATTTTCTGGCCTCGATATCGGGCCTAAATTCCATCTGAATAACAGCGCCATAATAAACGCTACCAACGCGCACACCGAAAAAGGATTTTCGGCAGCGCTCCAACTGAACGTGGCTAGTGATGCGGGTCATACATTAGAATTTTCGACAAACTGGGGCGGGAACACCTCTAATTTTCTGTATCAGGCTGGCCTTAACGAAGAATTAGGGGGGGCGTACCGCTTTGACATGACCCTGGAGTTTTATTTTCGGACGATCCATACCTGGGGCACCGCCAGCAATAACACCTATTCGATCATGGGAATGTTTCCGAGTCGAGAGTATTGGGGGATAACCAAATATGGCCCCAACGACAGCATCAGCTTGTACCATCCAGCCGGCGGCTGGGCCACCGGCGATTATGGGATAGGATCGCCGGAAATTAGCCCTAATACATGGTATCATTTACGGATCGCTTACGACCAATCTGCTGGTCGAGGCGAGTATTTTCTAGATGGAGTTCACACAGGTGGCGAGGCTGTGACAACCTCGATGGGGGGGCCGTCAGACTATGAGAACGGCATTTTTAAAATTGGGGACGAAGACGCTTTTGGCAGTAACGCCCATTTTGGAGGTCAGATATGCGGGTTCGCTATCCGAACAGGCTACAATTTCGTCTCCACCGATACGTTTACGCCGCCGACATATTCTCAAATGATTCAGGGGAACTGGGACTAGGGCATGACCCATTTTGCACACAGCCCATATTCTGGACAAGTCGACATGAACAGCGGCCATTCGGCAACTACGACATACGCTCACGCCATCATTGCGGCCAAGGAAACATCGTCGGAAGTGACCTGTATTCTACGCACTAACAACGATAGCTCGTATGAACGAATGTACACGCTCGATGTTGTATGAAACTGGAGTAAACGTAGATGACAATGTATAGCAAAGACCAAGCTTATCCAGTAACACGGGCCAAGTTCCCTCATCAGATTCTCGTTAATGGTATTTCGTACACTAGTGAAAATGCTTTTAATAATAGAGTGGATTTTGGGTGGATAGACGTTTCTGATAGACCCGAATACAATAGTTCAACACAAAGGGTTTCGTGGAAACCTAATGTACAAGAGCAGACCTTTTGGGAAATTACAAATAAAACAGAGGAAGAAAAAGAAGAAGAAGAATCTGCTGCTTGGGCAATGCATCGTATTACTAGAGATCAACTTCTAACAGATAGTGATTGGTCGCAAATTAAAAGAAGTGATACGGAATTTGGAGTGGTGGGAAAGATTATTAATACACAACAACAAATAAATTGGGAAACATATCGTCAAGAATTAAGAGACCTTCCCGCAACAGAAACACTACCTGACATAACTTGGCCAACTACACCGTCTTAATCGGAGAGATATTTAACAATGTCTAGAGCCGTATATAACCCATAAGGCAAGCGACTAATGACCACACCAGCTAAAAAGTCGTCGATGGAGATTAACGACCAAGCTGGTATTCAATTTAGTCTATCGTTTTTGGTACAGGTTCTCGCGACAGTCATACTGGCTGTATGGGGTTATTCACAATTAGATGCTAGAATATCTACAGTCACCAATAAACTCACTACTACTAGTGAAAAAGTACGGGGCATTGAAACGGAGCTAAAAGAGAACCAGGATAAACCGATCCCAAGCGACCATGTACAGAACACCACACTATTTGCACATGAGCGGGAACTCATGCAGCTTAAAAACAGACTCGGCGTTTTAGAGGAACGCCTATATGAGAAAAGAAGCAGTCCATGAACTTTGATAGTAAAATACCGCTGGCTTTGATTGTCACTATTTTGCTCCAGGCTGCTGGGATAATTTGGTGGGTGTCAGAGCAGTCCCATACCATTGGGATATTAAAAAAGGAAATGTTAAGCGTCTCTTCTCGTATGGCGATTGAGGAGACGGTCAATCTAAGGCGTGACGTATTAGAGCACGGTAATCAGCTACAGAACATCATGGAAGATTTGAACGGACTTAGTATAATCAGTAACATGCAAGCTGAAGCTATGCGCCGCATCGCTATACTGGAGACGCAATTTAGGTATACGCAAACGCAAAGATCTGGACCCAAATAATGGGGCAGGAAACTAGGGGACGTTAGATGTTGGTCACTCTCCTTTCGCTCAACCTGATCTGGGCGTGGGCTTACCGTGGCGGTAGCCTGTTTAAACAGCAGTCGTGGGGGTGGCTTGGAAAGGCTCGCTGGCTGTGTCTCTTGGCTACGCCTCTCTTTATGGTTTTGGCTTTTGCTCTTGCGGCTCCCTCGCTTGACTGGCCTATGTGGCTTTTTCTTATGGGTGGCTTCGTGTCTTTCTTTGGCGCGCAGACTGACGGGTGGGGCCGTCAAATGGATCTGGGAAAGAACGATAAACCTGACGACGAAACTGGTCACGGATTACGGAGCCTGATCTGGAAAAAGAAATCGTCTTTTGCGCGTGACTTGGCTGGCCTTTATATGCGCTTTGCACAGTTCCTCCTACCCGCGCTCTGCTTTTACTTCGTAAACCCCTGGTTCATTATTCCGTCTGTAAGTTTGTTTTTGGTTGCGCCGCTATGCTGGGTGGTTGAACACAAGATTTACTACAGCAAAGGCAAGGCTCCAGGGTTTCCATTTGTTGAACTGCTAATTGGTGGTATGTTGGCCGCAGCAACCATTCTAGCTATAGCAATGCAGTCAATTACGCTTGGATTAGGTGATGGCTAAGACAACTTCAGCAGCCTACCCACAAACGCACGCTCACGGCTATGGGGTCACCACAGCCGCTGCGGCCAGTTTAAACGACGACAGTCCAGACAATGTTGTGACGATTCTGACGGCTGCCGCTGAGGGGAATCGAGTTACCAAGATATGGGCTATCCCCCGCGCAACAAGTCTTGCTGGAGTTTTGTATATCTGGGTTAGCACTGATGATGGAACGACTTTGAGGCTGGCGTTAGCGCAGCCTATAGCGGCAAACACTGTGTCTGCTTCGTCGCCCCCTGTTCCTATCGAGATTTATTGGAATAATGACCCAGCGAGGCCTATCTCCGAGGCGGAGCCGTGGGAACTGAAGGGCGCAGCAATAGTGTATGCCGGATACAGTCAGGCTCTCAGCGCAGGAATGGTCTTCCACATAACATCGATTGTGTATTAGACATGACGATGCGCCGCATACCCTTTAGACCTGGGATTGTAAAAGATGATACGGCGTACTCTCAGGAGGGAACGTGGGTTGATGGTGACCACGTTCGTTTCCGACGAGAGAGGCCACAGAAGATTGGTGGTTACGTTAAGATAACGGATGATGGGTTTGTTGGGTCTGCGCGAGGAATGCACGCTTGGCGTGACAACGCATCAATTAAATATCTGAGCATAAATACGCATGTAAAGAATTACGTTTTTACGGGCGGGTCGATATACGACGTTACGCCAATTCGGCTTAGTGGCAGCCTGGGTTCTGACCCGTTCACCACTGTGGACGAGTCTACGGCTGTCACTGTAGCGCACACCGCGCACGGCGTTATTGCTGGAGACTACGTTACCTTTGCAGGAGGCGACGCTGTTGGCGGATTGGACCTAGACGCTGTTTTTACCGTAACTAGCGTCACTAACGCTAACGTATACGTCATCACGGCGGGCTCCGCTGCGACGAGTGCCGTTTCGGGAGGCGGTGGCGGAAGCGTCACGTTTATTTACGAGAGCACGACGGGTAGAGAAGACGCGGTCCCAGGGTTGGGTTGGGGCACGGGTGTCTGGGACGGGTCTACTTGGAGTACGGCTCGCGACGCCACTGGTCTAAACCTACGGACAGTAAGTGCTGCTAACTTTGGCGAAAATCTTCTTCTGGTCCCACGGTATGAGGGGTTGTATCAGTGGTCTCTGGATGTGACCGCGAGGGCCACTCGAATAACCACGGCGCCAACAAGCATAGGCTCTATGTTTGTCTCTCCTCAGAGGCATGTCTTTCTACTTGGCACGAACATGGATGCGGCGGGAACAACGGGTGAATACAACCCAATGCGCGTCATGTTTTCTGATCAGGAGGACTCGACTAGCTACATAACGAGTGCAACGAACCTTGCTGGTGACGTGGTTCTTGCTGAGGGAAACCTTATAGTTGCTGGTAGGGCGACGAGGCTTGTTAATCTGATATGGACTGACCACTCGTTATATACGTCCAGACATATCGGTGACATCGACTTCGTCCACGAGTTTCAATTAGCGGGGACATCCTGTGGCTTGGCTGGTCCGAATGCCGCAGCCATCGTTGATGGTCGCGCCTACTGGATGTCGTCAAACCAGCAGTTTTACGTTTATGGCGGTGGTCAGCCTCAGGCCATCCCCTGCCCCGTTCAGGATCACGTTTTCGACAACTGCGATGCCAGTCAGCGCGAGAAGGTATACGCCAGCCATAACTCAGTGTTCAATGAGATCTGGTGGCTTTACCCGCACGACTCAGATGAGTGTGATCGTTACGTGATTTTTAATTACGTAGAGAACGTATGGTCTATTGGTACGTTTGACCGTAGTGCGATGGTTGATCGAGGCGTGTTTGAAGAGCCCTACATGGCTGGTACGGACGGCTATCTGTATTCTCACGAGAATGGTGTTGACGCTAACGGATCTGCGTTTCCTGGCTCGATCACCAGTGCTCCGTTTGATCTAGAGGATGGCGAGCGTGTACTAGAGCTTAGAAGGATCATACCAGATCTAACGCTATCTTCAGGCGGGTCTGTTTTCTTTGGGGTGAAGCATCGCAGGTATCCCGTTGCGCCGCAGACGACAGAGGCACAGCAGCAGGTTACGGAGAACACTTCCAAGCTCGACTACAGAGTTCAGGCTAGGCAAGTATCCCTAACGATATCGAACGTCGGTGTTGGAGACGATTGGCGCCTGGGCGATATACGCATGGATATCACGCCAGGAGGATTAAGATGAGTCGCTTTCCTGATGTGGGTGTGCAGATCGATCAGTGGGCCAGAGATCTTGTTGATGTCTCGCAGAATGATTCGGATGAACAGAATCGACGCATCCGAATACTGGACGGAAAAACGACTAAAGCGTATACTAGCGGTGAGCGTGACAATCTAGTCAATCCGAACGTCGGCGCGATCATCTTCAATAGTAGTCTCGGTCTCTTTCAAGGTTACGATGGGGATGGTTGGCTTAATATATACGAGCGACCCGTGGCCTCGAATACGCTTCGGAGAACAGTTGGCGGAAGATCTTTATGATGGATGGTGTTGCGGGAATCAACCGAGATAAGTACAGCCGCATGTGTGGCGACGTCAATAATGCAATCGCTACATTCATGCCTGTTGACGGCACAACGCGGGTGCGTATGGTTCTTCCAGGTGATAAGGGTAAGCAGGCTGCCGCTGTCATTGCTGAAGCGGTCGGTAATATGGCTATGGGCGACATGGGTGCGTCGCCTATGGGCGGTATAGGCTCTCTCGCTGAGGCTGGCGTTAATGGTGACAGCATGGTCGCGCATATGTCGCCAGAGATGTTTGGCTCTCTGGGTTCAGACAACCCCATGAACGAGGCGACTGGGCTGCGGCAGGCTTTTGGCGCTGGTGATGACGACGCTGGAGGGGGACAAGGTAGCGGCACTGGCGCTGGCGCTATGGGCGGCGGTGGAAGAGGCGGGGGTGACGATACAGGCCCTGAAGGTCCGATGGGGTGGGGTGGCCCGACGTCGGTGACTGACGTGCAAGGGTACGATTTGGCAAGCCTAGCACAAGCAAAAGATCTGGGGATCAGCAGAGAAGAAGTAAGCAGGATGGCGAGACATAGCAACATCTCTATGTCCCAGGCGGTTGATAGGGCTCGCGAGGCTCGTAATGCTGTAGATCCAACCGCCGCGCAGATGAATATGAACAGATCTCTTGAGAAGGGTTTTCAAACGGCAAATCCAAACATGACTGCTGCCGTTAAAGGTATAGGGTCAATAGCGGGTTTAGTCAGCCCAGCCCCTTTTGGCACTATGTTTGGTATAGCGAAATCGCTTACTGATCCTAAAGAAGAAGGAAAAGTAAGTTTTATGGATCGCGTTTCTAAAGGCATTGCTGGTTTATTTGGTAGCGAGGACAAGGACAG